GAGGACAGGGCCGATTTCCCCGTGATCGTTGGCGATGATGATCTTTCGGTAGTCGACCGCTCGTCCTCCGCGGTCGCTCTTACCGAGCGCCTCCTCCACTAGGTCGTGGATGCGCTCTAGCTTGTCTGCGTCGATGACCTGGCCCGGATCCTCGTCGGCCGTCACAAGCTTCACTAGGCAGTCACAGCCAGGATGGATAGGCGCCAGGTCCCGCTTCCGGTAGCGCTGCGTGGACGCGATCATGCAGAGAGCACAGTCGTACTCGCCCTGCAGCTCACGAACCGTGTACTGAAAGCGCGGCATGTCGTCGCCGACTTCGCGCACAGTGTGAGTGCGGGCTAGCTGAAGATCGGTCTTCGCGAGCGTCTCCAGGCGGTGCGCTCCGCGGTCAATGGCCACGTCCAGCGGCTCACCGTTGGAGAGCGCCCACCACACGTCCTTGAAGGGACGCTCGTAGACGTCCTCCGGATCGACGTCGCGCAGGGCCTTGCCGGTTACCTTGTCGAAGTCCAGGCCGATCCGCCCGGCGTCAGCGTCGATATCCCGGTAGAGCTGCTCCAGGTAGGTCGCCGTCAGCGACGCCACCTGACGTTGTCCAGCGATCAGCACGGGGAGTGCAGTCCGCTGGAATCGCTTGACGTCAAAATCGCGGTACGAGCCCAGATCAGTCCAGGCGCGGGCGGTGCGCCCGAGGACGCTCGTCCACACGCTGCTGACTGCCGTCCCGTACTGCCGGTCAAGCCGCGTTAGGGACATCCCCGCTCCGTCCGATCACAGGCTGATCACTGGTCGGCTGCTTCGCGTCGCGCTTGGCCTGGAGGGAGGCCGGCTGTGGGTCGGTCGCGGGCGTGGCGTTTAGTGCGTCCGCCGCTCGGTCGATCTCCATGCGCGCGATCTGTGCGGGCGTGTAACCCATGTCCTCCATGCGCTGACGCCACGGAACGCCGGCCGAAGCCTTCTTCACAGCTGCGTCAGCCAGTTCAGAGATCGTGCGGGACTCAGGGTCGCGCCAGATGGTCTCAGCGCTCCAGGCGGTCGCTCGCGTCTCGTCGCCGGCGACCTTGAAGGCCAGGCGCATGACGTTCTCCCACGACTCGCCGAAGGTGCGCTGACGGTCTCGAACCTTGCTGATCAGCCCGGTCTCAGCGGCCTTCAGAGCGTCGCCGCTCACGTTGACCACGGCGCCGATCAGGTAATGCGGGGGCGTCCGGCTGATAGCGGCCAGATCCTGCACAGCAGCTTCGACAGCACGGACGTACGGGACGAGGTCAGTGGCAGCGAACTCGCCGAACTTCACGTCGGGGTTGTCGGTCGTCCAGAGCTTGCGAATGTCCAGCTGGAAGGGCTGAATTGCAGCACCCGTGAGCGGATCCTCGTCGACCTCCAGGCCGGCGGCGTACCGCTGACGGAAGGCGCCGTACTTCATGGCGGCAATCAGGTTGATCAGCGACAGGTTGATGCGGTTCTGGATCGACAGAACGTCCTCATGCTCCGCGAATCCCTCCGGCCGACGGTTGCGCCGATTGATGAAGGGGACGAGCGGAACCATGCCCAGCTCGTTCTTCCGGTAGCCGTCAGGCTGCGTCGGGAGCGCCAGGGCATCCCAGCCGCGGAGCTCAGCCGCGCGGCCGGAGAAGGTCGGGGACGCTGTCTTCGTGGTGAACTCATGGACCTCTGACGGAGTCCAGAGCGTCGCCCGGGTGTTCCCGGTCCAGTCGTCACGCCAGAGCTTCAGGCCGGCAGCCAGCTTTCGGCGGTTGCCCTGCTCATGCTCCACGGCCACCTGCGTGGGCGTCTCGTGGGTCAGTACGGGCCGGCCGTCGTCGCCACGTTCGACGAGGACAAAGGCCCTGCGCTGCGACATGGCGCCGTAGTGGACGAGAGCTGAATCCGCGTCCATCGAGTTCTCTTGCCAGATCCTATTAGCCTCCTTGTCGGAGACCTTCGCGCCGTCGGACGACTTGCTGTCCGGGTCGTCGAAGCGGAAACCGTCGACACCAAGACGCTCGCCTGGCGAGTCAATGACGAGAGACAGCCAGTTGGTGCGGGCGTCCCGCATCCACTCTGCGATCTCCTTCGGATCCACGCCCGGAACGTGCGGCAGCTTGGGCTTGCCCTCCGCGGCCTTGCGCAGTGAGGTGAGCCCGGGGGTTACCTCTCCGTCGACGTCGCGCGAGTCGTCGCGCTCGTCCAGCAGCTTCTTACCGAGGCGCTGAAGCCACCATCCGGGAGACTCCACTCTCGTGGCGTCGATAGGCACTAGTGGACCTCCTTAGAAGGCGACGAGGCGGCCAGTCCGCTTCTTTCGCTTCGTGATTCCTGCGGCGACGGCGTCAGCGCGACACTCGTAGGCGAGCGTGGCGGACATGGCGGCGTCGATTTTCTTGGGCGACTTCGGGTGCTCCTTGCCGATCCCGATGTGGTTGCGCCCCATCGGTCGCCGCTTGGCGTTCAGCACGTGGCGGGTGAGCGTGGCTCCGAGTTTCGAGTAGGTCTCTTCGTCGTCGGCCTTGTCGGTACCGGCGTAGCTGAGTGCCTTGTCGTCGACGGCCTCCACGAAGCGATCTAGCGCGTGCTCCATGACCGTCGGGCGCGCCGTCCACCATTCCAGCGGGCGAGCCTGTGTGGCGCTCAGCTGGAGGCCCTCGCCGTGCTCCGCGGTCCACTTGTCCACGTAGTCCTGCCACTTGGGCGGGTCGCAGTAGAAGCCACAGACCTCGTACTTCTCGAAGGCACGGGCAACGGCGCTGTCGACGGACTCACGGTCGACCTGCCAGCCCTCACCTTCGGGGCCTTCAGGCTTCTCCCAGCAGCCGAGAAGCTGCAGGTGGCCGTCCGACACGCGGCAGGCAACGAGGGCGGTTGCGTCATCGTTGATGGAGCCGTCAAAGCCCATCGTGACGAGGTCGCCGGCGGCTATCTCTTCGGCTCGTCGGCACAGCTCCCACGCGTCGGGGTCCATCCACGCGTCGGAGGAGGACGTCCGGGAGTTGAGGAAGTAGCGCTTGCCGTCGGCGGAGTCGTTACGGAGGTCGTAGAAGTCGTCAACGAGCGAATCAAGGTCCATCCACGCCATGGCGTCGCCGTAGGAGTCGGCCAGTGCCGCGCGGAGTTCTACCTCGTTCTTGAGATCCTTGCAGACGCCGTAACGATGGTCGTACATCAACCTCGCACGGCCGCGTTTCTTGCGGCCTTCGCGGATCGCTTCGGCCTCTTCGTAGGTCTTCTCCGCGACGGAGTCTTGCCCGGGGGCGAACATGGTCGTGGTTTCCAGGTACCACGTCTGCGAAGCCTTCTTACGCTTGCGCAGGTTACGAGTCATCGTGGTGTACATGCGACGCAGTTCAGGGGTGTTGTAGAGGTGAGTCTCGTCGAAGCACACCCACGTTTCGCGCCCGCCGTCCTTAGACGCCGCGGATGCTGTGGACGCTGCGATCTCCCCACCGTCCGGGAGGTTGACCTTCGTCAGGCCCGCGTCAAGCCCTGGAACGGACGACAGGAGCGAAGCCTCGTCGGTGCAGTTGAAATGGATCGTGTCGTAGACGTTGCCGGTCTGACCCTCTTCGGTGGCCATGATCCGGATGACCGGGACCTTGACCGGGCGGCCCATCGGCTCGCCCTCTTCGTAGACGTACTCGAAGCCGAAGCCCCAGGGATCCCGGTAGACCTCCCCGCCCTCAGCCCAGCCGGCGAACCGCGCGGGACCTAGAGCCTCGAAGAGGGCGATGCGGGCACCCATGCCGCTCTTGTCGCAGCCCTTGGGACGGCTGAAGAACGCGGAGTCGTACAGGAGACGGCCCTCGTCATCATCGACGGCGTAGCAGTCCACCACAAAGCCTGTGTACTCGTCGCCATGCCTGACGGGCTCGCCCTGGACATCGCCAGGACCGTGTACAACGAAGTACTCCATCCACGCGACCGCCATCCACCCGAGAGAGCGGGCTCGGTCGTGTCCGGGGGCGCGTACCGTGACGTGCGGCATCGACGCCCCCTCTCGTTGGTTAGCCGGTCAACCTCGCTCGTCGTGAGTTGATGTCTGAGACGTTCTGAGGGGTCTGCACGGGCGCCTGCGGGCGTGAAACGGGGTCGTCGACCTTGAGCTTCAGTCGGGCCCTGTCCTCCGGCGTAGCGCCGAACTTGGCCGCTCTCAGCCGCACTTCAGCGGCAAGAGTCCACTGGCCCTTGTCCCACATCGAGTGATGCATGAGCGCCGTGTCGATCAAGAACGCCCAGTCGGTGTCCGTGAAGGTCTGCGCCTGCGCGCTCTCGCGCCAGGTCTTCCACCACAGCAGCGTCATCGGGTGCCACTCGGTGAGTTCACCGGTCTTCGTGTTGACGCCGAGGACGCCCTCCGGCAGCTCAGGGCCACGGAGTTCGTCGTCAGGGGTGATGACCGTCTCAGGGTCCGCGGCGTTGCGCCGGCGGCGCTTGGATGGGTCTTTGGGGGCTGGCCCTCTTCCCGCCACTTCGGTACCTCCCGGTTAGGAACGGCAGCGCCGTCCCATGTCGGGAGCTACGCCGTCAGCTTGGCAACCACCGCGGAGAGGTCCGCGAGGATCGACGGGGAAGAGCCATGTCGGCGTCCCGTCATTGCGATGTAGCGGCCGGTCCCGTAGATCTCCACGGCCGTACCGTCGGGGCGTCGGATGCGCCGTCCATGTCGGACGTCAGCGCGGCCCCAGATGTGCAGCCCGTCACCGGACGGGGAAACCTCTACGTAGGTGGCTCCCGCGCCGTTCACGATGGCTGCAGCCCACGGCGCCAGACGGCCCGTGAGCGGGTTGAGACAGTGGTCCAGGTCGATACAGACCACGTCGTCGACGTCGGAGAGGACGAAGCCCGTGCCGACGCCTACCGCCGAAGCGGCGGCTTCCTTGTAGCTGCTCCACGTCCGCGGGTTCGTGCTGGACGCTGCCATGCCGGCCGACGTCAGCGGAACCTTCGTGGAGGAGCGTCGGACCCACCTGTCGCAGGTCGTCAGCTCCACGGGGAGCGGGTTGTTCTTCGCCGCACGATGAAGCGCAACGCGGCACCGTGTGGAGCACGTCCGCGCGTGCGACCTGGCGGCAAGCGGCATGTCACCGTCGCACCATTCGCATACTCGGTCGGCTCTCATCATGGCTCCATTGTAGCGGGGGGCGTGTAACACTTTCAAGCGTTTGACCTGCGAGGATCGTCAGAGGAGCAGCAGCCGGCGAGTAACACTTAGCGCCTCCCGCGCCCCTCAGATGCCCTCAGAAAGCCCTGTACGGGCGCCTGACGGCCTCCCAGGATGGCCGGCTCTGCGGCCTGATTCCCGAGCCCCAGACCCGTACAGACAGCGGATACCAGCACCTTTACGGTCTCCAAGGGAAGGATCAGGGGGTCACCCCCCTGGGTTGGGCTAGTCGATCTTGGCCGTGAAGCCGGCGCGAGCGTCGCGACGATCACCGTCAGCGTGCTCGCCACGGATCTCCAGGCGAGCCGGCACGAGCGTGATCGTCACTGTCGTCAGCGTTCGATCAGCCTTCGTTCCGACTGCGATCTTCGGAGGCTTTGCGAGTCGACCAACATCAACGCCATTGACGATCACGCGTGTGATGCTCAGTCCATCCTCACCTGTGTCCTCTGCCTCCTCCAGCACCACATGGGTGCCACTCATGGGCGCTCCTGTATGGGCGTGAGTGTGACTGTGCCATGCACTGCAGTACCGTCAGGGCGCTCCGTGCGCAGGCTCACAGTGCCCACACCATCAGCACCCCACACCACTACACCCTGTGTGGGTGCGTACTGTGGCAAGGTGCCGGCCATGGCCCACGTACGCACACGCTGCAGTAGGGCTCTCATCAGTCCTCCAGGGCAGGGTGTACAGAAGGGGGCCTGTGCACAGAGGCCCGTGTGAGGGCGGCTGCTGTGCCTCCCTCACTGCTGCTCTTGTGCGTGTGATGCCATGTGCACAGCAGCTGTAGGTTCGCGTCGCTGTGGTCGTCTCCGTGGACGATATGGTCGACGTCTGTGCCGGGCAATTCGCACTGCCGGCCGTCGCTGTAGCGGGCTGTGCAGACGCCTCCGTCACGGCGGATGATGCGGCGTCGGATACGAGCCCAGTCCTTCGGGAGGCGGCGTCTGCGGGTACTTCCGTCCCACGCCATATCGCCACCTCCACGGGGCTTGTGTTCTACGCTGTCGCTCATTCGCGGCCAGGGGAGGCCGCCAAGTTTTGGGGGTAGTCGTGGAGTTCAAGCTCTTCGGGAAGCACATCGCTGGCACGCCGTCGGAGCCGAAGCCGCTCCAGCCGGATCGGTACGCGCTCATGGCGTACAAGAAAGGGCTGACCGTGTACACGAAGTCACTGCCGGCGGGGATCCTGAAACACGACCTCGCCATCTCGCGCATCGAACTTGCGGGATGGAAGCTCCAGCAGCGCGAGGAAGTTCAACGTACGTCAGGGCCTCGCGTCGTCCTGACGTTCAGGCGGACGGGGCCGTGAAGTAGCTCAGCCCCGCTCGCGGGATCGCTCCTCCGCGGCGGGGCTGCGTTT